GATGGGACCATAGTCGTATGGTCACCGCCGGCGTCTTGCTCAATGAGGTGATCCGCTTCGGTTGCTACTCCACCGCACCAGTGACAGTCTGGTGAGGATGCGAGTAGGTCGCGTCGTGCTCGTTTGTATTCGGGTGTGTCGTATTCGCGTGTCATCTCACGCGCCTTCGGCTTGTGCTAGCGCGGCGCAAGCGCCTTGCTGTTGGTGTGTGTGGGTGGTGTTTGTTGTCGGGTCCATGTGTGTGCTTTCTTTTGTTTGTTAACTGTATGTCATCTGTAGGTCAAGAGATGTGTGAATGCTCCACCCACTGGCTTGCCCAACCCAGTTCCCTTTGTATTCAGATGATTATGTTTACATCTCGCCCCGACGCTTTGCCCGTTTCATTTCGTGTTGCATGATTCGAGGCGCGTCGGTCTACCCACGTTTCCGTGTGTCACCAACTGCCTTGCGATGGGCTTAGGTCGTGCTACTAGCCGATTGTTTAGAGTCTTGGATTGCTGAGAGTGTAAAGGATGTATTCCATGTCGCTGGGCTTCCACACAGCTGCATGACAACCAGCCAATTCACATGCGTTTAACCAAATCTTTTGTCCAGGCGTCAACTTGCCTTTCTCAGCCTTAAGTTCAATCACTAACGGGCGACCACCTTGGAATGGGTGCACCATGAACAGATCAGGGAAACCAGCGTCACCTTGAACATTGGTCATCCAGCGTCCTCGACTGTTCTGTGCCGGCAGATCGTGGTGAACTAGCCAGCCATAGCGTTTTGCCACGTTAATTACCAAATCTTTGAAGTCTGCTTCGCTGATCTTTGAGTCAATTTTCATTACATTGACTCAGTCCAAATCTTGTCTGCAAGATGATTGATAGCCCAACGGATTTTTTGTTTTGCTTCGGTCTGCTCATCGTTCAGAATGTCGTAAATTGCTTGCAGTTTTTCTACCGCGCTAATCATTTCTAAAACTGTCATTTGTTCCTGCTTCCCCAAATGATGATGGCGGTCAGCCATGCACCAATGATTATTCCGATGATGTTCATTGCCACATAGGTCATGGCTTTAACGCGTCAATGATCTGCTTTGCCTCTGGGATTGTCAGAGTCTCCACGTCCTTGCTTTCGTTCTTGAGTTCTATGCCGATGAAGTGCATCAGCGATTCAGGGTCAAGGCCGCGTTGTTTGCCGAGCGCTCGAATATATCCACGTTGTTTATCGGTGGCTAATGCACCTGGCAGATAGTTGTTGGATGAAGCCCCGGACGAAGTCGGAGACGCGTGACCTGCGTTGGGAATAAACTCCGCCCGGGACACCTTGGACATTTCCTCACGGCTAGGACGCTTGCCATGGGTTGCATATCCACAATTCGCTAATGCGCGACCAATCGCGCTTGTCTCACAGTTCTCGACAAACGATGTTGCGTTCACGCCACGATCTGATCTGATCTCATGGGCATAACCCGTTGCGGTTGGAACTGTTTCGCTGTTTTTAAAATAGATTTCTGCTCGGAATATACAGCTGTCACCGTCGTAGGACATCATGGCTGTTTCTACTCTCGCACCGGGGCCGTGTTCAGCCCAAAAGCGAACTAGGCGATCCTCAACGGTTTCGTAATCTGTCAAGTTAAATGCCATTAGGCGACCGTCCAGACGATTGCAAGAGTGCCTGTGTCAGTTTTGCGACGTTCATTGGAGTCTTTTACCAAACCCATCTCTTGGAGTTCTTGCCGGCGCTTTGCAGCACTCGAGCGAAGTATCCCGCAATGCTCACCCAGCTCGTAATCGGTAGCGGTCTTAAGGTCATGTAATGCGAGTAGTACTTTGTCGCGTTGTGATGGCCCACGCTTTGATGCTGATCTTGCAGCCTTTCGCGCTGTATCGAAATCGGTTACGCGGTGCAGTTTCTCTGCAGGTTTGATGTGTTCTTTGTATCCACCTAAGCCAAGTGCTGGGTGAAACATCTCAAATTGTTCGCTCATGTCGGGATTCCTTTGTTAGTCGGGTTTTACTTTTCCACCAAGTTGTTCAATCGCCAAGATAACACACTCGGCATAATCGTCTTGACCACTTAATTGAAAATCTATGAGCATGGTGCGAAGTCCGCGGATCAGATGATCGTCACGGTATTTGCGCGGTGCGTGTGTAGGTCGCGCAATTTCCTCAAGCAAATTAAAGACTGCCATCTGGTGATTCATGTTCAAGATCAGTGATCGAGTTTCCTCTGACAGCTCTCCCTGATTCCACGCGACGCCTTCGCTCATTTTGTCCCCCACGGATTCCATCCGGATCTATTAAAGATCACTAAGCCTGCTCGCAAATTAGTTTGAGGGTCTAACAAAGATTTGCAGTTTGAGACGATGCCGTTTGTTTGTAGGTAGGACTGTTTGCCTTTGCACCAAAAGCCATTTATTTGCAGTAGGCCGTATGACCCGCCCATCGGGTCTGTGACGTTATGAGCTGACGGATTTCCGTGGCTTTCGCGCTCAATGATTTTTGCCAGCGTGTTGTATTCGCTGACAGGCCAGCCGAGGTTTATCCCTAATTGGGCAAACTGGACGGCGGCGGTGGCATATGGGTCAATGACCATAATCGGCTCGGTGGTCGTCGTGGTCGGCTCAATGATGTAATCACGGGCCACAGGCACAGGGTTAGGTTGCTCTGAAAGGGCGCTAGGAGCCCCTAGGAGCGACGCAAATCCCCATATAGCAGTGATGAAGCCTGCGATGAGTTTAGGTGCGGTTAGTTGCATAATTGAATTCCTTTCGTCGGGTACATCGACCCTAGACAGCCTGGGTGGCTATTGCAAGGATTTCGCTTTTTTCCACTCCAAAACCAATGCTGGTATGACATCGGCGTTAAACACATTGACATGCCATGGCTCGCTGTCAAGTTCCCAGCTGAACCCGTAGTCGAGTGCGGTTGCGGCCATGAACTCTAAACGTGCACCTGATGCTTCGCTTACATCTACCGAAATCCCCCAGTTGTGGTGCGATGATCCGGGTTGCGCGATTGGTGCTTTGCCGGGTTTCAGATACCAATTTTGACCTTTGTAGACGCGAGGCTTAACCCCTGCGATGGGCGTAGTGGTCATGCGATCATTCCATGCGATCGTCTGGGTGGCAAGTGACCGATAGCAGTCGTTTGCGCTGGTTGGTTTAAATGTTTTGATGCCTTCGGCGAACGCCCGATCACGCCAAGCAAGCCAACAGTCAGCGACCGAGTACAGCAACTTTCCGTAAGGCTTGACATCTAGCAGCATGTTGTTTGGTAGTTCGCCTGCTCTACAATGCGCGACGATGCGCGGCAAGATGACTTTATGCTTGTGGGGTACTGTCACGCCCGAAACCTTTGTCGTTGGGATTGACCCAGCGCATCAGTGGCGGAATGATCCCTGCAACAGCGCCTTTCACATAGTTCATCGGGTCCATGGTTCCAGTTGAGTAAACCGCGACAAGTGCGCCAACGGCTGAACGTGCATAACTTGCTAGTGCTGCTTTGGTTTTTTCATTCATTATGGTGCTCCAAATGTCCGTCAATTTTTTGTTCTATTCGACCCAAGGTTTGGTGTACTTGCCCATGGTCTTTCTTATTTTCGCGGCCGATCTTGCTGATGAGTGCAACGACCACAGCGAAACCGCCAGTGATGACAGCAACCACAATTTGAGACGCCATGACATTACGAAAGCAGGGCGTTTAGTTCCTCGGAAGTCAAACCCAAACGCTTAAGGATTGCTTGCTTTTCTTTTGCTTTTGCTTTTGCGTCTTGCACTTCTAATTCAGCGCTGGATTGGTCAACAATATACTGGGCATATTCGGCGTCTGTCATTTCGCGCAACTCTGCGCCGTCAAAAGTAAAAGGCTTAGGCATTGGCGTATCCATAGACTCGGTAGTTTCCTGCAAGGTTTCCTGCTCCTGATATTAAGGTAAAAGAATCAAATTGGGTTGCGGCGTCAAAGTATGCACCACCCACTGATGCACAAGAAACGGTATCGCCTAACTGTGTTCCGATGCAGTTTGCAATGAATCGTGTGGATACTGCTTCTTGCGGGGCTACCAAATCAACTTCTCCAGCCACACGGTTAGCAGTAGCTGACAAATACTGCAACTGGTAAGACGTTGCCGGGTTGTTTGAAAGGTACTGGGTCGTTCCGCCTTGAGCACCAAACATTGAGCCGTAATAACTGTTTGCCGAACTGTCCGCACCTGCGGCCCTCAAACGACATGACAGAATCGTTCCAGCAACATGGGTGGATGAAATCACATAGATAATTTTGTAGTTTTGATATGAGGAAGTAAATGTGCTGGTTGGAAGGCTGACCGTTGTTGCTCCAGAAAATGTTGCTCCAGTCAAATAAACCAGGCCTGCGCTAGTTGTTTTTGCGTCTGGGAAAAAGATCGATGCGGAAGCACTAGTGAAATACAAAATACCCGAAGCCCATTGGGTTAACGCCAAAGCACCTGCCGAAGTGACCGTTGCTGTTCCAGCCGTTATCGTGCATGTGCCGGCGCCGATGTTTGTAATTCGAAGCGTGTCGCCTGCAGTGAATAGTGAAGTATTGACCGTGATGGTTGTTGCACCAGCATTGTTCATTGTGACGTGCTGACCTGCGTTCGCGGCAACCAAAACATAGTTAGCGGTTTGAGCGCTCACGGTCCAGTTGTAGTCGTTGGCTTGCAACGAGGTCATTTGAGCTGCGGTTAAAACCTGCCCGGTGGTAAAAGTTTGCTTTGCCATGTCTTCTCCTAAGTTAGTGGTTTAGCCGAGCCCATAAGTGGAATCGTCAAGGGTTGATGTATCAAGGATGAAAGCCAAGTAGGTCGTTGCTGGTCCCGTGTAAATGGTAACTGTGTGCTGATCTACAGTTATTTCATGATCAAGGCCTTCTACGAATAGATATTCGGTGACGGTTGATGGCACTACGCCGGCAGGGAATGTTTTCGTTACTGCAATTTGGGTACCTATTTCTAGGTTTGCGATAATTGATTTGTTGGCGTCGGATAGCGAGTTTAGTTGGACGCGCAAGCTGCTAAACCAGTAAGCCGGGTTTGCTCGAAGCAGGTATTGGGCTAGGGCTCCAGCGTCGGCAACGGTAGCCAAAAGAGTGATAACGATGGGAGTTTCAGAAACCCCAAACGTGTCTATTGACGTGCTATCGGTTGCTGTTGCGTATGTGGTTTGTGGTGTTGGATCGAGTGTGGTTGGCGCACTGGGCGCAATCGCCACGTTTACGGTGTTAACAACGGATTGCGTCGTTTCTTGAAAATAATTTCGGTTAACTGAGTTGCTGGTTGCGAATGAATCTGGCAATGAGGCGATTCGTTCGGCAATTCCGATGGTGTAGTCAGGCATGGTTTAACTGTTCGCTATGTCAAAGGTTTGGTATGGGACGCCTGTTCCGGTATCGGACAAGGTTACAAGTGGGTTAGTGATTTCGGCTTGCACTCGGGCTTGGGCGGTGAATGTTCCAGATCGTGACATAAACATCCGGCCGTATTCACAGTTTTGTATGCGCAATAGATAATCGCGTAATGCAGCGCCATCTTCAATACTTACTGCTCCTATGGTGGATACGCCTGTGGAAATTGATCGTTCTCCAGCGCCTTTAAGAATGTTGGCTGAATCAAGAACTGCGTTTACGCGGTCCCCATATGATTGCTGAGTTGTAGTTTGGGCGTTGAGTTTGATGTTGTTCATAACTTGAATTTCGTCTGAACAGGTCACATCCACTGTTGCGTAATTTGGTTGCATAATGTTTTGGTCGTATGTGGTGATTTGACCGTAAAACAAGTATTCGCCGTTTCGGCTGATTCGTACCGGAGTGGAAACAGCAATTGAAAGTCGACCGTCCGTGGCATTCCAATATGGGCTAGCGGTGTTAACTACCGAAAAATAAAAGTTTGGGTCATAAATTTTGAACGATGCACGTCCAGGGGTAACAGATTGTTCACGAAATACGTTTTGGCGTCCACGAAAAATGCTGATGTTTTGGATGTATTGGCTGATGTCGTACCATTTTGCACCGCCCAGAACAGCTGCCGAATCAAGCGCGGAAAAATCCAACTTGAACGCATTTGTTGGCGCTGCACCAGTGGCGTAAGCCTCAACCAAATATGTTCCGCAGTTGGGGATGACGGTTGCCATGGTTAGGCCGTTCTAATTCGGAGTGGTCCCACGTTCTGGTTGTAGAAACGCAGATTGTCGTAGACG